CAAAAAAAATCAGAAACTAAAAAATAAATGCCTTTTACAGAAGATGCAACTACACAAGATGTTTATTTAGGTGATTTTGGTGTGACCTGTATAGCTGGAAGTACTACTGGATTAGGTGTATTAGAGCAACCCGATCAAATACTGGCAGGGGATATGTTAATCAGCACTGAGTATGAATTATTTGCAAAAACTTCAGACTTTGGTTCTTTAGTTGCTACTGATAGTATTACAGTTGATAGTGTTGCTTATACAGTAAGAGATATAAGAAAAGAAAATGATGGTACATTTTGTAGAATCAGCCTACAGAAAACATAATGACTACTAAAAGAGAAACAATATTAGCAAGAATTGCAACAGTATTAGTAAATACTACAGGTGTATCTGATCGTATTTTTAGAAGTCGTACAACAGCATTAACAAGGGCAGAAACACCAAGTCTTATTATTGAGCCGCAGAATGATGTAGTACAACAAACAACATCACTTCCAGTATTAGATCACACTCTTACAGTTAAAATTAGTGTGATTGTAAGAAGTTCTACCCCACATCAAACAGCAGATCCAGTTATTGAAAGTTTACATTCTAAACTAATGGCAGATTTAACACTAAATGGTAATGCTATTGATATACAACCATCAAACACTACTTTCCAGTTTATAGATGCTGATCAGGCGGGTGGCATTATTGAATGTGAATATGATATAAGATATAGAACAAATGTTGACGATCTAACTACTTAATACTTACATAATTCTTATAAAGGTTTATTATATAAACATAGTGATAATTAGGTAAATGCCAAAACTACATAGAAAAAGATCTTTATTAGTCAAGTCTGAAAGCAGCTATGGAAGTTCAAGTAACCCTTCAGCAAGTGCAAATTACTTAGAAGTAGTTGATTTAGAAATAGAACCACTTGCTAGTGATGAAGTTAATCAGGAAACAATAAGGCCATATGTCGGAAACTACCCTGTCTTGTTAAGTAACACTAGAGTCAATATAAGTTTTTCAGTTTATATGGTAGGTTCTGGAAGTAGTGGTGTTGCCCCAAAATATGATTCAGTTCTTAAGGCATGCGGTTTAAGCTCGAATGTTGTGTCGTCAACAAGCGTTACATATACACCTTCTTCATTAGCTACTCAGGATTCTTGTACTTTTTTTGTTAACTATGATGGTGTAAAACACGCAATCCTGGGAGCAAGAGGTAGCTTTTCAATTAGTTGTTCTGTTAATGAAATACCTATGATAAATTTTGAAATGCAAGGAATAAAATCTTCAATCACAGATAGTGCGTTACCGACAGTGACTAAATCGAATCAAGCAGAACCAGTTATATTTAAAAATGGAAATACAACAGGTTTTGAAATTTTTGGTTTTGCCGCTGCATTACAATCATGGGAACTAGATTTTGCTAATGAAGTTATATACAGAGAACTTGTAGGCGGTACTAAAGAAGCACTAATTACAGATAGAAGGCCATCAGGTACTATGGTTGTGGAAATGCCAAGCCTTTCAGCGAAAAACTTTTTCTCACTAGCAGAGGGTACAACAACAGGCGGTAACTTATACCAACATTCAGGTGGTGCGGGTAATATTGTTAATATTAGTTGCCCACAAACTGATTTAGGACAACCTACGTATGAAGAATCCGATGGAATTACTATGTTAAATTTACCCTTCTACGCAACTCCTACAGCAGCAGGTAATGATGAATTTTCTTTAGCTTTTACCTAGTTGCTAAGTTATAGAAAAGGGTATACCCTAGAATAGATTATATTAAATTTATGTTTATTTTAAAAAAAGAAGCAACTTTTACGCATCCTATTGTTTTTACAACACCTGCTGATGGCGGTACACAGAAAGAGGAAACATTCGATGCTGTATTTAAAATTATTCCACAATCTAGAATTAATGAAATAGGTTTACAGGCACAACAGAAAAAAAATGAAATTGATAAGGGTATTATGGATGGCACAGAAATTAGTGATTTATTAATAGCTGACGAAATTTTAGTAGGTTGGGATGGTATCACTGACGGTGATAAACCTGTACCTTTTACAAAAGCTACAAAAAAACAAGTATTAGATATAGCAGGTTTAGCTAATTTACTTGTAACTATATATTTTGAAGAAGTATCTAAACAAAAAGTAAAAAACTAGAAGGGGCTGCTTTGTTTTGGTGTGGTGATCGTGTAATTGATGAAACACATAAAGATGATGCAGTCCTATTCGGTAAGCCTGTTAAAGAAAAAAAAGAAACTAAGACTTTTGAAGTATTGCCTGTTAATTGGTTATCTATAGAAATTTTTTTAACTGTACAGACACAATGGAGGATTAGTCATGGCGTTATATATGGTTTAGATTACAACGCAATACAATGGATATTTGACCTAAAAAAGGACAAAATAAAAAAACCTTTAGAATTACTTGCTGACTTACAGGTAATAGAAGGTAAAATAATAGAAACATTTAATAAGGATCATAAATAATGGATTTATCTACCTCTTATACAATAAAAGCAAAAGTAGAAGGTCAAAATCAAATAGGAGGTTTACAAAAAAGCTTAGGAGGTCTTAAAACATCTACTGATAAAGCAGCTACATCAATGGGTAAGCTCAAAAATATGGCCAGTCAAGCGTTTGGAGCTTTAAAAGCATTAGCACCTGCTATAGGTATTGCTGGCATGGGTAAATTAGTCAATGATACGCTAACTTTAGGAGATGAATTAGGAAAATTAAATGAACAAACAGGCATTTCAGTTAGCAGTATAGACAAGTTAAGACAGGCTTCAGATTTAGCTGGAGTTGATTTTAAAAAAGTATCAAAATCATTAGGAACTTTTGCCGAAAATATGATGGATTTTACAAGAGGTAAAGGCATGGCCTTTGATGCATTAGAGGAATTAGAAATAAGTCCTACCTTCATAAATAATAATGGTGTAGAGCAGTTAAAAGAAATTGATGATTTGCTTTTTGAAGTTGCAGAAGCTTTGTATAATTTACCTTCAGGATCTACTCTTCAGCAGATAGATTTAGCTAAAACTATATTTGGGGGGCAAGGAATGAAAATGATTCCACTTTTGAATATGGGTAAAGATGCAATATTAGGATTGGATAGTGCTTTTACAGATGATTTTGCAGACAGAATAGAAGATTTTAATGATAGTATTGCACAATTAGGTGAAAAATTTAATTTTTTAAAATTTTCACTTACAGAATCTTTATTACCTGCATTAGAAATTTTTGCAGACCTAACAATCAAAATAGCAGATTTTTTAAAAGGACTACCTAAGCCAGTTCAAACTATAGTATTAGGATTTACTTTATTAGCACCTGCAATATTAGCCCTGGCTCCAGTTTTAGCAGGGCTTATATTTTCATTTAAAACTATTGCTGCTATAAAATTTGGTGCTGTCTTAGCTGGAATAATACCTTCTGTTACTGCACTTATAGCTCCTTTTGCACCTCTTTTAATTGGTGGTGCTATCTTTGTTGGTATTATTGCATTAGGAAAGCTTATAGGAACTCTTGCAGGTCATTTATGGGTAGCAAAAGATAAAATAGGTGAAGGTTTTGCAGCTATCGGTGAATTTTTCACAGCTTTTAAAGAAGGTGTAGTAATTATGATTGAATCAGTAGGAAATGCAATAAGAGAACGATTTACCCAATTTTCAGATTTTATAATTAATGCTTTTACTAATGCTGTTGACGGTATAAAAAATGTTTTTAATTCTATTCCAGAATTTGTAAGAAATATTATAAAAATAGCTACTTCCCCTATAACATCTTTTATGGATACCATTAGAAGAGCTTTAGCCGCTTTAAGAAACCTGATAAGAAGAAGAAACGCTGCTAATTCAAATAGTGGTTCTAATAATGGTTCTAATAACAACACTGGCACGCCTATGGCTGCAGGTGGTGTTGTATCTAGTCCAGAACTAATTTATGCAGGTGAAGCTGGTAGTGAATACATAGTACCCGCAAGAAAGGCAGGGGCATTTAGTAGAAATTATTTAGCAGGTATGCGTGGTAGTGCAGCAATTCCTAGATTCGCGGATGGTGGCTATATTTCAAGACCTAATGTTAATATAACAACAGGGGCAGTAACACAAATGGATGGCACTAATTTTATAACAACAAATGATTTAACAACAGCAGTACAAAGTGGAATAGATCAAACATTAAACATACTTCAATCTGATTTAAGAGCTAGACGATCATTAGGTTTATCATAAATGGCAGATTTTGATATTTTAACTTTTTTAGAATATTATTCTAATAAAAACAATGTTCTAAACAGCAGTAATAAAAGATCTCCTTCTATTGCACATCAAAATTTTTATCAATCAGCACAAAATTTAACCGCAGATTCAGAAATTGATCAAAGTATAGATTTTACTTATTTAGCTTTTGATGCTAGTGGTTTTGCATCAACTGAAGCATCTAATATTAGTGATTTAACTATAAATTTAGCAGCTACAGCTTCTATAATTGATTTAACTGATTCTGCAATAGGTGGGGATAGTCTTGTAATTGCATCTTTATATACTCAATCCATAGGACAAGATGCGTTTAGTAATACTGCTTCTCTTATTTGTAGATTTAATGGAACTATTGAAAACGCTTCTATAAACGATACAACTGTTACATGGACTGTAAGCCCTGCAATATCAAAACAAAAAGCACAAGTACCCTCAAGACGTATAAGCAGTGATTTATTAGGCAAGTTTATTACAACATGAATACTTTTATTTTTGCAATAGATATTGAGGCAACCTTGAAAGATGGTTCAAAAATTTCAGAGGTGAAAGGTTTTGTAGAAAATAATAAAAGAATATATAAAAACAAAGAGGGTAATATACTAACAGGATCTACAAAAATAGAAACATTTGATTTTGTTTCATTTGTTGTAACTCCAGAAATCTTAAATTTAATTATGTTATTGGAGTATGAATAATGCCTGGAACATTTTCATTTATTATTGGTGCAAAAGGAATAAAACCTGCATTTACAGGTAGTTCACAAAAAAAATCTGACGTAAATCAAGATTCCCAAAAATTAGACGATAGTTTAGATAATGTAAAAAAACCTAATGCAGATTTAGATAAAGCACAAAAAATAGCACAATCAGGTGAGACAGTACCTATCGTTTTTGGTAAAAGATCTAATAATATTGGTGGAGTTTGGATGCAACCTAGCTTAATAAAGGCTGGTTCATCTAGTTTTGTACAAAAATTATTATTTGTTATATCACAAGGAGAAATAGCAAGTACACCTATAAAATCAAAAGCATTTACAGGATTAAAAAAACTTACGTTTTTAGATGATACAAGTGTTTCATTAAGTCATTTATATAATACTGCGGCAACACTTGCTAGTAGCCCTACAACATGCCCTATTTCTAGTAGTGGTTTATTTTGTGGAAATGAAATTTTTAGTTATTTAGCTGAGATTGTAAAAGCATCATCAGGTTCATCATTAGAAA